TATTGAGAGGCTTGATGATGCAGATGCACCAAGAGCCCTTCATAATATATCTCAGGCATCAATAGACAGATATGTTCGGGAATTAATACAGACAAGGCGTATCGCAAAGTATTCCTTTACTGCAACGGGCGGTAGTAAGTGGTTAGGCACTACCATAGGAAGTATGTCTAATGGTGAATATCAAGCGGTTACTGCAAGAGACAACGCATAATAAAAGGAGAAAAATAAATGAATAAATTAGAAGAAGAAGCATTTAAAATATTAACTGATGCAGAGCTTAAAATACAAAAATTGTTTTGGAACTCACCTCATAATCAGAATGAAAATTTGGGAAATTTATTTGGAGAAATAGCTGAAATTAAATCAAATTTCAAAAAAAAATGCCCAAGACGTCAAGTATCATAAATGAGTATGTTATGGTTAATATAACGAAATAACATAAAGGAAAAGAAAATGATTATACAAAATCCAATGCCAAGACAAACTTATTCATTAGCTCAGTATGATACTTTTAAAGATGGACCTATTTTAGATATTGCCGAAGATGGCTATGAAGTTCGCAAAACCATTAAAAAAATAGCTCATCGAGTGCGCTGTACACCAGAACAGTTAGAAGTAGCTGATGATGAGTATACACAAGCTTATCATCGAATTACTCAAAACAAATGGTATTCAGATGATAATGTTATTGTAGCTAAAAAGATTTATGAGGGCATCGATAACTTAATGAATATACATCAAAAAGCTATGAGTGATTTAAAGATGCAATTAAAGAAACTTACGCATCCAGAAGAAAAAGAATGCTTAGATAGATGTATAACTGCCGTTCAAGATAACATTCAAAGCACTAAAGAACTTAAACAGCGAATGATTGATTGCGTTAACGTATTTCATAAG